AAGTTGGACCCCCAACCCTAAGTTGAAGTTTGACCCCACCGCACGTTGAAGTTCAACCCTAACCCTAATTTTAGGTTCAACCCCAACCCTAATCAAATGTGCACAATAACACGCGTGCTAAATAGAGTTGGGGTTCTGACACGGGGCAATATAGAGATACTGTAAGTAATCGTGTGCAATGTCTATACCGCTTGTACGAAGTACGGATGGCTCGGCGCTTGCTACAACGTGGGCGTACAGGCAAATCCTTGCATCAGCTCCGTTCATCCAATATGGAACTGCAACTGGCACCGGGGGGACAGGCACTGTCACTGTTACAATTCCTATATCATATGCGACTATTTCGTCGTATGTTGTAACTGTCACGATGAACGATTCGCCCGCGTCGCAGGTATACGCAACACAAACGTCGCCTAACACGTTTACGCTTGGCTGGCAAAGTGCCGGTGCCGGAACGCACAAGCTCATGTGGATTTCTGTTGGAACATAGTGCAATCTCAAACCGAATGGCGCGTACGTACACCTACATCACGACATCCGAAACACGGCGTCGGCGCGGTCACATTCTCTTACTTGTTGGATCCGTGTTCGGGGATCAACGCTATGGTATCAACGCCCGCCGGATTGGGTCGTGTTATAGATGCTGGACGAGGAAACGGATATGCGTTAGGCACTCTTCTTAGCACTTCCAAACTTCCCCTTTACCGCGATGTACCCCTTAGCGTGTAGAAACTTCAACGCGACCTTTCCAGCCTCATGCTTCCTCTTGGACACGATCCGACCCGCCGCGTTCTTCATGAGGTCGTCCTTTGTAAGCCTACCGGAAGTGCGACGTGCGTTACCGTGGAACACCTCAGCTCGCGATCCAATGGACTTCATTTTAAGTTTTACAGCAGACCCGACGAGCGCGCGCGCTTCACACCAGCCTCAAGCATCGCACCGGGCCTGCCACCAAATGCTGGCCCCGTCGCCTCCTTGGCAATGCGTCGGAGCGCCTTGGACGCGGCGTGGGCAAGGCCAACAGCCGTATTACTGCCATGCATAGAGCTACGCCCGCCGCGACCAATCATGCGCGAGAGGTGCGTCTTCGTGATACCGACGTCCGAACCAGCTGCCTCGACGTCAGCACTGTTGAGGATCGTCTTGCGGATCGCGGACTGGCCGCGCACAGTCTCAAAGAAACCAGTGTTGATTGCAATAACCGTTGTCTGGATGCTGGAAACGTAATCGTAGAAACCCCACGGATTAGAAATGCGCAGCTGTGCCTGGAAAGAATAGTTACCCAGGCACCCAGGCGCAAGACCAGGGCTCAGTGTGATATCCTGGCCCATCCGGAGGAGAACGGGACCACCGCTGAGCTGTGTAACGCCAGTCATCTTGTACAGCGGCCTTGTCGTCACGAGTGCACTGCCAGCCGTCGTACGCGCAAGACTGGGATACGCCGCCTGCGTATAGCCACGCCACTGGTGCCAGTCCATATCAAGACCCGCCGCAACTGCAGACTCGTACAGGTTAAACTGCTGGAACCCAGAACACAGGTTGCTAAAGTTATCGAACGTAACAGATACACCCTGAAGAGGGATGTACCCATCAAGCTGACTCGGGCCCTTCGTACCAGGCTTTACGTACATCATGATCATATCGGGGATGGAGGTAAGCGAGATGGTGTTCGTATTGATTGACGTGTCCTTCGAAAGACCCGCAACTGTCGTCGTCGTCTGGTACCGAGGAAACTCAACATACGGAACAGTGGAAACGAGCGGGAGTGTGACATCCGGGCCAGGAGTCAGAAACTCCACAAAGAGCGTCGGTGACGTCCACGGTCCATACTGATTCGTCGACGAGCTGAATGCAAGATCACTGATAACAGTGTGGATGTTTGAAGAACGCAGAATATTGCCGGTATTGTTGGTGTTCTTCGTCAGATCGTCCACCCAAAACGGGATAGTTGCAGTCCCATCGGAAGTAATCTCTGCAAGATTTGGGATGCCGTTTAGAGCTGCAAAACAGGAGCCCAGAGCGCCAAAATTCATAACAAACTGCATATTAGTCATACCGTAGAGACCAACAGACTGAAACTCGGCACTGTCTGCCCAAATGAGAGGGGAGATAACAAGAGGCTCAACAACGCTGACAGCACCAAAAACAGGCATCGGGCCATAAATGCCCTGAAATCCGGCCTGAAGCTGGTACGATGAATTGAGATTAGCAGCGGCATCGCCACCAACGGTGGCAATAGTCAGCGGAGTTGCGCAACAGATATTATACTGGGAACCAGGGAGACCCAGGGCACCAGACAACAGATGAGAAACAAACCCAACAGGTGTCACTGCTGTACCAGGCACGGCACCCGACCGATAGATGCGAGCGCCGATCATGGAGTAGGGCGGAACTGTCGTAAGCAGCGTAATTGACGTACTGGTCAATACCTGAAATCCAGCCGGAGGGTCAAAACGCTCAGTCGCAGATACAACCGTAATTGGGGTGGTATACGAATTGAAAGCGCTGATAAGATCACCACCCGGAAACCCGGTCGTCCAAACCGGCTGGCCGTTTACAAACGGGACAACGACGTTATTCTTTGTTGCACCAGTAACGTTCGACGCCTGGGTCGCAATATAGAAGCCACACCCGCCCTGGACCGCGACGTTGCTGGGGCCGTTAGAAAGACCAAACGAATAAACAGAACCAGGTGGGAGAAACGGGTATGCACCTGCAGCACCCGCACTATACGTCGCAGTTGTCGCGCCAAGCGCACTATTCTGCGACGCATCTGACGACCATTGAATAGGGAACGCTCCATTCGGAATATCCCCATAGCCGTTTACTACGGAATAGGACGAGAAATTACCTGAACCGTTCATCGTATCATCGCGACCCCAGCTGTAGACATCCTGACTTGTGGGGCACGTCCGCTGCTTCAGCGTCTCCTGGGACGACGTTAACATAATCTGCTCGCGGAGCGTGTCGCCGTTCGTCGTCACAGTACAATCGTTGAGAGTCGCTGTCATGTTGGTGAGTGCACTCTGAATCGGGAACGACACAAGTGCGAGGTCCTTTGCAGACACGGCAGTGGCATAGCCAAGGGGCTGGAAGAAGTCAGACGCATTAGCGCCCACAAGGCCGCCATCCGACGCAACCTGCTGCTGTACACTCGTCGACACGTCAGGGACATCAAACTGAGCAGGCGTCAGAAACTGCATGCCAGTCGAACCACCCGCAGCACCCCAAGTCTGCGGGATATTCACCGTGTACACGATTGGACCGATAACGGAAGTAATAAACGTACCAGGCGCGACCGTGTACGCCGCGTTGCTGCTATAAAGCTTAGTGCCATACGGAAGACTGACGAGAGAAACACCGTTAATATTTGTCGGCATTGCACTCAGGACAAGCAAGGTGCCCTTGATTGTTGCAGTACCACCCCACGCACCACTGACCTGCCCGTTGATACTCTGGCCACGCGGGCCACTGTAGAACAGCTGCGCCGTAAAATTTAGCGTAGCCGACAGCTGGATCTTCCGGTCGACAAAGACGTTAAGCGATGGCACGAGAACCTGAAACGTCATCTGGCTAGAGTTCGCGGAAATGGCCTGAAACGGCGCAACGCTCACTGAAAGCGCACCCTTCTGAACCGCATACACGGGCTCATCCTGGATCAGACGCGAGTCATAGACCGCGACCTTCGTGATCGTGCTCATCTTATACTGAGTCTCAATAGGATGACCTCACAAGCTAAGAAGACACACGTGGACTTTGTGTGACCACGCTTCAGAAGTTGTGCCTTTTGTGTAAATTGGTCACAATGAACTTTAAACTTACAAGTTTATCACCCGCCCCGCGTCACAAACTTACGCAGGAACTCCCAGCGCATGAATACTGATCCACCGTTTGAAAGAGTGAGAGGGCGCAACTTTCCAGTCGCCTTCATGCGCAACATAACAGCGTAATCAAACGTCTTGAATTCGTTGGATGAGTGCATGTCGAGGCGCACAGGGGTCTGGACATCGGCAGTAAACTCGTTCCTGAACACGCGTGGGTCCCATGACGGCTTCATTGTAAACTCTGCAAGAACCTTTAGCGTCTCAGGTTGCGGTTTGCGCGTAATAACACCGGCCGAGGTAGTCGAGCCAATCCAGAGGCTCGGTGGAAGACCAGTTGCCGTTGATGCGATGCCAACAGAATCGCCAACGAAATAAGGAGGACCAGACTCGTCATCAACGATTGGTACAACCTTAGAAACAACCACGATGGTGTCAACTGGATTCCACATTGCGCCAGTTGAGGAGTAATCCTGTGCAAACGAGTAAATATACGGCTGGTTGCCACCAACGCGTGCATATGGAAGCCATGCTCCACTGCTTACGACAGTAGGAATTACTACCGGAAGAACGTTTGGAACAGTAAGAGCGGCGTTCACGGCCTGTGGCGTATAACGCACATATGACGTGTTTATCTGGGTAATAGGGTCTACATAAGAAAGGCGGTTTGTTGGCCAATTACCAAAAAGCTGGTTAAAGTAGTCATCGGCTTCGACCACAAAGCGCTCGTCATAAATCTGATACGGCTTGCGAAACGTTGTATACGCAGGCGTAGTAACAAATGGAGTCCCTGTAAGTCCCCACGAATCACGGGCTTGGTCGTTCAAGGTTGCATTCTGTAGCTGCTGTGCGTAATTACTGAGTGTCTGTGGGTCATCGATATAGAGACCGTAGCCATCGTCTGCGTTTGAGATGGACGTACCACCAAACCCATAACTGTCGAGGTTTAGCGAGAAAAGATTCGTCGTGGCGTTGTACGTTACAGTAGGCGCAGCAGTTCCGATCTGAGGAACGTTTGGGGTAACATTACCACCAACCGCCTGTAGATACCCAGTTATCGATGAACTAGACCAAACCCCACCGCTTGTAGGTGGTGGCTTATTTGTGTTCACGCTGTTAGCCACCCAGAGGTAACTGCTAGTTGGCGCAGATGGGTCAGGAAACGTAACCTGGTCTCCAACTTGATACGTTATTGCTGGATTCCATGTCTGTTTAATGTACGGCCCACAATACAACCACGCATTGGACGTAATAGAAGGCAGACTTCCGCTTGTCCCGTCGTAAATGGCTGCATATGCGCTGCCGTTAAAATGAACACCTGCTCCTTTTGCGTAGCTAGTTGCTGGATTCCATGGAGTCGCGGAACAATTAGCAGCACACGCAGTCCGCAACTGTCTAAGCAGACACTGTTCGGTCAGTGGCAGCGTCGCATCATACTCATCGTAAATAAGCCTCTGAAATGTAGGATTGACGACCTCATTCAGCAGATGCTGGTACGTCTGGCAATCAAAGTATGGGCTCTTCGAATAGACACCTGTGACGACATCACCAACACTTGGCACAGGAACGAGATCGTCCTCTGGTACCCAACGAGCAGTCTTGTATGAATACAGATTAAGCGTTGCACGAAGCCCAAGCTGGTATGCACGAGGACACACGACTGTTGAACTAGGGGGAATCACGAACACGTTACCAGGGATAAAACCGAGCAACTTGCATGCCTGGAGAATGCCCTGCTTTGTTGGCCTTGGTGTCAAGCCCTGATTAAATTCGGCGCTGTACGCCGGAAGCGAAAAATCAAAGTTGTACGTTATGGTTGAACTCGTGTTCTGAAACGACAGAAACTGTGTACTTGCAGCAGAAACAGGTGTCGCACCACCGGCAGTTACAAGGATCGTAGACATACCCGCGGCAATACACGCAGCTTGAAGGCGGGATTGGAGAGTATTTGCCGTAATGTCGTTTGACTGGCCAAGAAGCGAGAGATCAATCCAACCACGAATCGCAGCATAAGGCGGTGTCGCACCCGTCATGCCAGTGGCCGTTGAATAATAGGGAATTGCACCAAACGTAGGCCAGGACGCAAGGTTGCGGTCCCAGTAAATCTGAACGCCCGAACTATTGTCTACACTATAGACAGGACCCGTCCACGTGAGTGCAAGGCCGGGCTGCATTGTGACCTCCCAGTAATTAGTAGGAGCCTGCGCAGTTGCTTGCTCTGCGACAAGCTTTGATGGCAGAGCGGTATAGAGCGGGATCGTGCTTGTGGTAATAGCACCACGCACGAGACCAATCGTATAATCGCGAGGCTCGCCAACAAACGGAAATATGCGCGTGTCACTAAACGTGGCAAAACGTCCATGGTCGCCGCCGTCGTCACCCTCGAGAAGCACGCCGTTGTCGTTCGAGATGCGCGCAATGATACTGGTCTGGTAATGAAACGCCGTGTCCGTTACATCTTGGGTGTTGCCAGTTGTCCGCAGGCCATCCTCATCAAGACGCCGCCTCACACTGCGTCCTAACATTTCGAACTCACAGTGGCTTCACCAGAAACGACTGTGATGACGGATCTCAAGAAGGTACGTTCTATTTTGTTTTCGAGGTGATGTAATATACAGCGCCAGCCCATCTCACCTTCCTTTACTACACCTCGAAAACCGAAACACACACACACAGATCTCTGAATACCCCCTTGGCGAGGATGACATCCGCAAGGTCGTTGGGCGGGTACCCATTCATCGCTATCCCGACATGCGCAGCATGCAAGACCTGAGTGATTTATTTAAGGGAAGTCCAGCGGCCGTGTTGCTCTTTCTTACCGAGAGCGAGGACGTAGGTCACTGGATTTGTGTGTTAGATAAGCCTGACCACGTTGAGGTTTTTGATAGCTTTGGTACGGCTATTGACGGCGACCGCAAGTGGCTGGATAAAAAGGAACTCCTTGAGTTTGGGCAGTGTGCGCCGCTCTTATCAGACCTTATCAAACGAAGCAATAAGCCAGCAATACACAACACGACAAAGCTACAGAACGACGACGCGGATACGTGTGGCCGGTGGGTATGTCTTCGCATCCTGGAATCACAGCTCCCACTGCAAGCGTTCATATCCAAGATCAAAAAGAGCGGGATGACACCAGACGACTATGTCACCAAGGCCATCTATGACGTCCTCGGAAAGTGATCCCAGGATCGACCGGGGTTAGAAACGTGAAGCCCGGGCTAGCAACTAGCTGCCTTTAGTGAGCAGCAAAAGAATCGCCCACTTCTCGTCTCCGACAGAGGACCACGACGATATACGCCATGGACACGTTTAGTGAGACTTCGAGTGTGACTGCTGACACCCGGTCTATGAGTGGATCGCGCGTATCCAAGGGTGGATCAGCACTTGCTCGTGCATTTCTTTTCCAGGCGCGCACCGCTAACTCGGCATACGACCCACCGCCCTTGACGCGCGACCTTGTCGAGATCGTGACCTTTGGCTGTGGTCAACTCGAGCAACTGCCGAAGTCGGATGATGGCATCGATGATGGCATTGGTGGAGACCCGGATGATGACACCGACGGCGCTGAGGAGCCCGATGACCTTGCTATTATGAAGCGACCTGTCCTTTTTAAAGGCTACTTAGAGCTTAACGAGCAGATCTCGCAGCGACGCGTGCGTGAATGGCTCATGACTGGAGTTGGCAAGATGGCCGTCTTTGGCATCGAGATTAAGCCGGCTTATCTAAAAGACCGCGAGCAACACATGGCACTGCGTGCAGACCCGGAGACACGCTTTAAGGGACCGCTTGACCTTATCTTGCGCGGATCATGGCGTGTGGGCAAGGATACTCGGAAAGGCCCTGGCGCGCGCAACGACATGGAGGCTATCCGCGAGATTTTGCGCGAGTTCGGACCAGAAGAGGGCGTGCGCCGCGTTGCCGAGGAGTACCCTGGGCAGTTCGTCCGTTATCCGAGCGGCATAACGCAGCTTGCACAGGCTGTGATCCCGCGCGTGCGCGAGGGCGCAGACTTCAAGTTCCGGCCGTGGCAGGCCGCGATCTTCAAGATCTTGGAAGGCAAGCCGCATCCGCGCCATATTTACTGGATCGAGGATCCTCGTGGCGCTGCAGGCAAGAGCCGCCTTACGACCTACCTGTGTCGTGAGAAGGACGCCGTTGAGCTTGATGGGCGCCAGATGGACGCGGCATTCTCGTACACGGGCCAGCGCATCGTTATTTTCGACCTCGCGCGTGCGGTTGAAGCCGCTACGCTGAAGGACCTATATATTGTTGGCGAGAAGCTTAAGAACGGCCAGATTTACAGCTCCAAGTACCAGTCGCGCCTCAAGGTCTTTAACGTTCCCCACGTTGTCTACTTTTCTAATTCCCCGCCACCTATTGGTGTGTGGAGCGCGGACCGCCTTCAGCATATCCTGTTGTCAGAGCCAGTGCCTTTCAACGCAGGCTCTCACGATTTGGAAGAGGAACCCGAGGTACCAGAACCGACGGGCGCGGAACTTTTCCAGAAGCTTCTCGACGAGGAGAAGGATCGTCGCGCGGCGGGAAAGAAGCGCGCGCGTGAGGACGAGGGCGAAGAAGAGGGCGCTTGAACAGTTAATCCCAATCCCATATCCCGCGCGATTCACGCGGCGGCGCAGGCGGGGGCGCAGGCGCTGGCGCGGGCGGCGCTGCGGGCGCGGGCGCGGGCGCGGGCGCAGGCGCAGGCGCGGGCGCATGTGCAGGCACAGGCCCCGCGGCGGCAGCAGCCGTTGCCTGGATATGCGCTATAATACTGGATGCTAGGTCCGCATGCTCGCGCCGCAGCGCCTCATTTTCACGTAGCTGTGCGTCGCGGAGCGCGCGTTCCTGTGCAAGGCGCGCTTGGAGTAAACGTTCGCGCTGCTGCTGCTCCCGTGCCCACTGCTCGGACAGTTGAATATGCGCCTGCGCTGCACTGTGCTGTTGCTCAAGAAACGCAGCACGAAGTGTAAGGTCTTGAATCCGTTTCCGTTCAGCTTCTGCTTCGTCTACCTTTCTCTTTGCCTCTGCTACCTTTGCAGCCTCAGCCTCTCGAATCGCCGCTTCGCGCTGTGCTTCAGCCCTCGCTGCAAAGCGCGCGCGATCGTGAGCCCTGATAACTTCGTTAATCTCGTGGTTCTTTTCGGCGATATAACTGCCAACTGCCCCAACGGCTCCTGCGGCACCGGCTGCAAGGTTGCCCATAAATCCTAACGCACTTCCTACACCGCCAGCGGCATAAAGAGCTCCTTGACCCGTCGTGCGCGCAATGCCTGCGGCCTGAGTACCCACTTGGCCCATAAATCCAGCAACGGTCTGGTTGAAGCGACGTGCGCGCTGAGCATCGTCAAGCAGCACCTGTTGGCGTTCGCGCAAGGCCGCCTGGTCTGCGGGTACGGGTGGAACGTAGAAGTCAGCAGCGCCAGCAAGACCAGCCTCCATTTCCGCAAGTCTGTCGTCGATCACCTTCTGCCGCGCAGCAGCCTCACGCTCGGCGCGCGTTGGGGCTTTGGCCTTTGGCGGTGCCTTCTTTGCCTTTGGCATTTTAGACCCGTCAAGATGTCGGCCTCCAATGCACCCGGCAGAAGTCAACTTTGGGCCACGAAGGGCTCTGGTAACTCCTTTGTCCCAACAGGGCCAGGCCTTCAGTCTTATGCACCTCCAACTGGAAACCCATCAGACACGCTACACTCCGTTTTCAGTACAACCTTACTCGGGCGGCAGATACCTGCTTCGCCCTCCACATCAGTCGGACCGCCAACAGTTACATTTCAGTCGTTTGCGTGGACTGGAGCTCTTGGTGGTACAACTGCTGGTCCACAAATGACATGGACACTGTCTACAGGCTTAAATGCACCAACCTCCCTGTTGGTCGTTGTAGCTGGTGATGCAATCAACCCCCCGACTACGGTTTTGGCGTCGGTATCGCCAAGTGTGTCCACGCTTTCGTACACGTATACGGGGGCGACAGTCGCAGATTATTACTATTCTATCAGGGTAACGGCAACGAACTCGGCTGGGTTCTCGACGTATAAGTCTATTAACCGCAATTCAGCGCCAGCTACGATCCCCACGGTCACCTTTCAGAGCTTTGCGTGGTCGGGTGTTGTTGGCAGCGCCAGTGCACAGCCCACGTGGACGTGGACTCTTTCAACGGGCAGTGGAACACCAACCTCTCTTGCGGTTATTGTTTACGGCGATGCAAGCTCGTCACCAACAACACAGTTAATATCTTTCTCACCCGGTGCGAGCACCGTTACGTATTCATATACAGGTACAACGATTCCAAGTTATTACTACAAGATAAGCGTGACGGCGCAGAATGCAGCTGGATTTAGCACACCCATGGTAAATACCAATCAAAATGTGGCTGCTTCCATTGTAGCTACCGGTGGTGCCATCACAAACCCCATGACTGGACCTTACGCTGGTAAAACGGTGCACACGTTTACGTCGTCTGGCAATTTTACCCTAATTTCACCCGCGTCTGCAAGCTTGAGTTATATCTGCGTAGGAGGTGGTGGAGGTGGTGGATTCTTAATGGCTGGTGGTGGTGGTGGTGGAAACGTCGTAAACAATACGGCAACGTTTACAGTCGCATTTGGAACATACGCGATTACTGTTGGGTCTTTTGGGACTGGAGCAAGTACTTACTTTGTAAATGGTAACCCAGGTGGTACTTCCTCCATTAACTCTATCGCTAACGCACCTGGTGGCGGAGGGGGGGGTTATTGGGAATCGAATGGTAGCTCTGGAGGAAACGGAGGTGGTGCTGGTGGTTATCCAAATGATTCAGTTGGGGGTTCTTCTACTGTTGCTGGAACTTTTGCTGGGTTTCCAGGTGGTAACAGTCTTCCAGCGTCAGAAGCAGGAAACGGTAATCGTGGCGGAGGTGGCGGCGGTGCTGGTGCTGCTGGACAAACTTCAACTGTCCCTTTTGATCCCTTTGAGCCCGGTTCCGATGGAGGCGTGGGTAAGTTGGTAATGGGGTCTTATTATGGAGGAGGAGGAGGTGGTGGTTGTGAGTATGAAAATTCGCCAACTATATTAAGTGGTGCTGGTGGGCTTGGTGGTGGTGGTAGAGGCGGAGGTGGTAATGGCGTAACGTGGTCTCTAAATGGAACACCAGGCACTCCGAACACAGGCGGTGGTGGCGGTGGTGGTGGATCAAACGCAACTGAAGACGCCGGAAGTGGTGCTCGTGGAGGGAGTGGTATTGTTATCATCTACTATTAAAAGCGTGCAACTACTCCTCCAAAAAGATAAAGACCTTCTTCTTACCATCACGACTAAACGCATACTTGGGATAGCGGTTACCCTTACTTAGAAACTCGCGCACTCCAGGAGTCGCAAGTGTAATGTACTTTGAACGGTGACGCGCGGGTGGCAGTCCAGGCCACCATTCCTGGTCGGGGTGGTTAAGATCGTAAGCGAGCGTCTTTTTCGTTGCAACGTGTGACTTCTTATTTGTCTGACCACGGAATATCGCGTTCAACTTACGTTGCACCATTTTCGCTACTCGTAATAAGGTCCTGGTCAATCTCTGGCGGCGGATCGTTGGCAAGAACTGTCTCAACCGCAGCAACTGCGAGCTGCTCTGTAAGGATATCACTTACGAGCTCCGTGACAGCTTCGGCTTCGGCGGCTGCGACTGCTTGCAACACGGCAATCTCATCAATCTCATCCGGCGATAACTCGGCACCCTTTACGAGCACTTCTGTCGGTGTGCGCATTGATTGGATCGACGTGGTAAAGAAGCTGTTGATTTCCTGGAGACGGCGAAGCAAGTATGCGGACGTGTCGTGTAACCCCGCCACGCCTGTCGCCGCGCCTACTGCCGCGCCTGCTGCGCTTGCGCTCGTAGACTCCATTCGTATCTCACTGTGCAGTGTCCTCGTTGCTATCGTTAGGTGGCTCGATACTACTGATAGTTGTCAGATCACGTAGGGCGACTGCCTGTGCGCATGCTGGAAGGAAGCGCTCCTTAAAAAATGTGCTCGAGGCTTCCACGATTTTGTTGGCAAAGCGGGGTACGAACGGCACGTGTGTCACAAAGAACTGATGCGCTTGCCATACGACGAACCATGCTCGGACACACTTTACGCCGCGGTAATTCTCGCGAAGGAGCTGCAGACTTCCCTGTATTTGCGGCATATAGTGACGAGGTACGCAAAGGCTATTCTTGGCAGCGTACGGATGGCCGGGTCCCGAGCGCTGGTATGCCGGGCACTTATACTCCACCAGTGAAACCTCAGTAGAGTCTGCATTCCACAAAAGGGCGTCCGGACTAAAGCCCAGGAAAGGTAGCTTGGCGTTGCGCAGATGGGACATGTGTGTAAGCCGGCTACCGTCACTGAAGCGCACCTCAATCTGGCCATCCACTGTGTCCGTTGTAGACGTTGCCTGCTTGTGCTCGCATAGAAACTGGATAAAGGCCTCCTCGGCATGCTTCTCGTGAACCGTGCCCCATTCCGTAAAGGAGTTGCCAGTAAAGCCGTTTTGTCGCGGGTAAGTCTTTGTAAGCAGCAGCTTGGATGGAGACATGTTCGGGTTCTCGCTCGCCGCGCTTGCGAACTGCGATGCTGTCATGGCAAAGGAGCGCGCCGCGTGCCACGCGTCCGAGCGCTGCGGGGCATCCGTTGGACCGGCGAGCAAGGGCTTTGCCACGAGGTTGTAAATAGTCTCACCAGTCACAACTTCAGGAAGCGTCGCGCGGAACTTGATAAAGGTCGCCTCATCCTCTTCCCAGGGCATGCCACGTGGCGTTTGAGGCGTAAAGGTCGGAAGCTCCGTGAGCTCGTATGCGGAGTGTTCGATGGGCGTTGCCATTGCAGGCGATGTTTCGAGCGGGCGAAGTCCAAACTGCTCTTCGCAATTCTCTACACAGTTGGCGATGCTAATGAGGCGCATGGTTGGCGCGATTGCACTTGCAACGGATCCATCCCCGCGCAGCCGCTTCGTACCCCCCTTTGGCATCCTTGACGTCATTGCGTCGCACGCGTCGGCCAACGTTGAGCGATTTTACGCCTCCTCGTCGCTGCCCACTGTGTCGCGGTCATACGCCGGATTCTGCGAACACTCGAAGCTCGCCTTGCTCGGGCCGCCGCCGGCCGCCGCGATCGACGCCATGCCAACCCCGCCTGTGCGGCGCATCTCCTCATGCTCGCGCTCCATGCGCTCCACGTACTCGCGCTGCTGCTCCGCCATCGCGCGCAGCGCCGCCGAGGTGCTTGAGGCCGCGACAAGCGCACCCGGTGGCGCGACGGAGCGCGAGAAGAAGCCGATGCCGTTGGTGCCGCCGTCCGCGCCGCCCGTGTTGGAGCGCTGCACGCGGTGAGGCGCGATGGGCGCCGGCGGCGCGAGGCGCATGAATGGCTCGGAGGCGTACGATGGCGCAGGCGCATCCGAAGGCGTCACGGGCGTCGGCTCGATGCGCCGGCGCTTCTCGGGGCCGCTCGTCGGCGACGACGT